GATGCATTGGTCAGCGTGGTATTAGCATTGCTGTTTGCCGAAGGAGTAGTGTTGTAAATCAAAGCGCCACGAGCCGTGAAGTTAGCGTTCGTGAAGGTCTCATCGGAAAAGTCAGTAAAGCCTGTGCCGGTGTTGGCGTTAATGTTGGTTGCCGTTACACCCGTGTTAGTTAGTGCTTGTCCACCAGCCGAATAGTTAGTACCAACAGTACCAACTTCGTTAGAAGCAGTGTACGCCGTTGTGTTGGCGTCCAAAGAAGCCGAAGAAGTGTACAGAGCAAGTTTAAAAATGTCTGCTCCGGTGTCCGCTGAGGGACGAAAATCGTGTACAGCCAAAAGAAGTTCGGCCTTAAACGAGGTTGTCATTGCTTGCGTGATAGCCATATTAGGCTCCTTTATTCATCTAAAAGTTTAACAAACTCAGGATGTCCTGCTTTCCTGAACTTAAGAGCCAATGTCGTATGGTTTGACTTAATGGCTTCCTTCATATAAAACACCAAAACCTGACGGATTTGATTTCTAAACGCCTCTGCCTGATCTCTAATAGCAGGATGCGTTTGCGAACCTACAGAAATAATTTTGTCCAAAGCCCGTTCGGCAACTTCCTCTGGTGTAAACCCACGACCAGAAGTTGTTAATACTTTGACCTGACTGCCACCCAAAAGGAAGGCCACTTCGCTCATAGTGCTCATCGAACTTGAACCCTTGTTTGAGTTGTACGGTATGTATCTTGACGATCTTTGCCTTCGCCAAGTTGTTTCAACATGGCAAGCGCTTCATTATAACGGGCTACGTAATTATCGTTAACATCTTTTTCGCCCTTCATAAAGGCGTAGGCTTCAAGTAACGATCCATATAAAAGTGCCGAGTCAAAGTTAGTACCAAGCCAAGTTGTACCCGATGTAACAATAGACGCCGGATAGGCGTAATAAAGCAACTCCATAGTGTAGTCTGCGTCTGGAGTCGGCCCTAGAATAAACGTATTCTCATCAAAAATAGCGTAATGAGTGGGAGCACCTGTAGTAGCAGGGATGGGGAAAGACTCCCGAATAAACTCAACGTCTTTGTTTAGCAAGTAATCGTAACTTCCATCAGCGTTAATTCGGGCCAATGAAAATGTAGAAAGCCAATCTGTAGGTGTGGCTAAGAACCTATTACCACTTGTACAACTACCCGTTACGTTATCCCGCATTACCGGGAGGTTGACGCTGTTGTAAATCCTCTGCTCGGCCTGACGAATAAACGTGTCCACCTGATCTTTTGTAAGAAAAGATGTCGTCGTAGCAGTGGTAGTTGCGACCACCGTATCTGGGAAGTTATTCTCAGCGTAGGCTTGTATGGTCTGAAACAACGTCGAGTAGTTCACAACTTACCCCATCTTTTTGCTATGGCTGTTCCCACGGGTCGTGTTTTTAGTTCCACGAGTCCGTTGAGTTTGCGTGTTAGGCACGTTGTTAGGGTACCCATTGTTATTGGGCACAATTGGTATTTGCTTGACTGGCGTATCCATATTAGATCCCCGTTTTACGAACCATCGACATAGCCTTCCTCTGGTTGGCAACTTTTGCCAGCCCACGGCCTAATTGTTTCATCTGGAGGTTGGTTTTACCACCCTTGGCGAGTTTCTTCACATTGGAGTCCGGGTGAGCCTTAGCACCCTTCTTTTTCATGTGCGCCTTCAATGCTGCTTTCATATCCATGTTTTGCTCCTAAGTAATTGTTACTGTTACGGTTCCTGTTTCCCCGTTAGCCACTAGGTTATTCAGTAACCCAGATAACTGCAAGGGGTTGTCCAAACCAACAGGGTTCCACCCCCATTGTATCTGTCTACTACCGCCAGACGGCGTTCCAAAAGCATCTACATCCTCATTCGGCAAGTTTAACGGGTTAGTCTGAATACCTGTAAGACCGGCCTGTATATAACTGGTATCTTTTCTTGGGTTCTGTAAAGCCTGTGGGTCATAAACCGGGTACATCCCTAACTGCAACTGTGGCTGATCCGGTTCCCAGCAAGTCGGGCAAACGAGCAAATTGATGTTCTTGGTCTTGATTACCAATTTCTTCAATTGCTTTAACTGATACTGAAATCCGCATCTATCGCACTCCGATATTGCTTTTTTACCAGAAGCAAACTTTGGGCCGGACATGGCTTACCTTAGTAGAAATACTGCCGTGGAGCCAACCTCAAAGACGCCTTTTCCCTATCTTCACTCGACCCTAATGCCCACTGCTCTTCGTAGGACGCCTTCAGCATCTCGATCCTATTCATAGCGTCAGGTATCTTCAGGGACAGGTAGTAGGCCAATCCAGCCGCCATACAAGGGATCATACGGAAAGGGATGTCCTCGGTGTTAATACCGTTACCAGCGTCTTGGATACGGCGCAAACGCCAGTAAACAAAGGAATAAAAATTAGACTGGTCTGGGGCAGGCCACACACAGATATTGGGCAGGTTTCGCACCGTCACAATAGCCCCGGCGGTATGTGCAGTAGCCGTGCTGTTATCTACACCACGAACACAGTTTTGTAGGGTATTCCCTGATATTTCGTTATAACCAATGGTCTCGTTACCCAATTTGATGAACCCAACGTAATTCAACCCATCTACGGAACTTAAGGTGATGGTGTTGGAAGTCGAGGTAATCGTGGTGGCTAGGGTCTTGGTTGTGACGTTCTCATACCCACTCTGGCGGTCAATCCACACCTGAATCGGCCTGCCTTGGGCGTTCTTATTGGGAATCGTAGAGTAGGTGCTGCTAGAAATCCGGTTGATATTGATGTCCGACTGGTTAATACCGGTCTGGGTACGGATTACCATGTCCATCAAATCAATAGTATCCACAGGTAGGGCATAACAAATCTGTCCCTGATTTATGGGGATCGATCCCTGCTCAATAGTCCACAGGTTAATACCCCGGTTAGCCCACTCAATCGTTAATAAGTTAAGGGAACGACGGGCAGTACGCATATCGTAGCCCGAGCGTAACTCGGCGCCACAACGCTCAAAAGCCTCTTCTACGAGGTTATTGAGGTCTAGGTTAAAGGTGGTCGTCCCGGTTGTGCTCATTTCATCTTCTTAAGTGTTTGTGCCAAACGGGCACGTTGACCTAGTTTACCCGGGGCTTTAGCCGCTTTGGCAAGTTTTTTGGCTGGGATCTTCTCACCAGCCTTGACCCCCAAAGACTTTCTTAATGCACCGGGCTTTTTGATGGCTGACTTAATCCAGTTCTTCATCCTATTTTCCTATGTGGAGCAACTTTTTTAGCCACCCCTTTAGGCTGGGCGACGAACTGCTTTCCGGCTGCTTTTCCGGCTCGCTTGGCTTTGGTGGTCGCGGCGTACTCTTGCGGGGAGAGCGCTTTGATGGCGCTGCTTGGGAGGTATCTTTCCCCTGTAGCCTTCGGTCCTTGCGTAGAAGGTTTGCCACTCTTAGTTCTCCACTTTTGTTGAGTCCATGCTTTCAGACTTTGCTGCGGCTTTTTCAAGTTCGACATCTCGTTCTCTCTGCCTAATCTTCCTAAAGTCTTCGGCTGTAGTAATTAACCAGTCAAATACGTTTCCATCTATTACGGAGTCGTACACCGGAAACCTAATCCTTGTACCCACCGCCTGCTTTCTTGTACTGAAGAGCCATCATCTGGGCCTTACGGGCACTCCATTGACCCGGAGCACCCCCCTTACCGCCAGCCTTAATCCGCTCAAATATAGCCTTACGCATACCGGGTTTGGTGTAATTACCAGCCTCGTTTACCTTGGACTCACCGCCCTTAGCATACATCTTGACCTTGTTCGGATCATCCTTGCGGATAATCGTCTTGGCCTTCGGCATTTTAGAGGGGTTGATAATCCCCATTCCCCGGCTAGATCTCATTTGGTCATGCCGCCCTTAGCAAGAAGTTTGCCCTTGGTTTTGCCTTTTATAGCAACACCGTCGGCTCGCTTAGAGGCGCTAGAAGCACCGCCGCTAGTTTTCATCTTGGACATGACACCGCCACCGGCCTTCATCTTAGACATCATACCGCCAGCAGCAGCCATCTTTGTCATACCACCTTTAGCCATCTTGCCTTTGCCATCACCAACAAAAGTAGGCTTACCATCTGGCCCCATCGGCATACCACCAGCAGCCATTTTTTTCATCATCCCACCACCAGCCATCATTTTGGACTTCATCATTTCTTAGACTCCTTATACAAGTTATTAAAAGTTACCTCTGGGTCCATGTACGAATCATCCTGCTCTGCACAATGAATCCATTGGCTGGGTTTAAAATCAGGCGCTC